AGATCGGCCAAATGGACCGACCCTGAATGTTTTTTTCTCTCCGCCCGTTGTGGGGGGCGGCCATCCGGGGCGAGGTGGGGCATGGGTCGTTTGCTTCTGGCCACAGCCGCCGGCGCGGTCGCGGCCACCGTGTGGGCTGAGCGCCGGCCGTGGGGTTTGGCGTACTACCGGCGCGCGTATCACCGGCTGGCGCTGTCGACGGGCCAGGCGAAGGCGTGCAGCTGGGCCAAAAAGGCGCAGGGACATCGCGCTGATATTCGCCCGGAAAAATCCCCCCGCCCCTAGGACCGGCATCTTGTGAGGTGGGCTGGCGATGGCTCGACGGCTTCCTCCGCGCGGTACACGGGCAGTTGAGCGGGCCACGTTCGACGCGCTGATTGAGCTCGACGCCGTCCACAAGCCCAAGGGCCAGATCGCCCTTTCGTTGGCGCGCTCCTTGGACGGTGGCGCGGGCATGGCGGCCGCCGCTATTGCGCGCGAATTGCGCATCACGTTGAACGAGTTGGCGACCGGTGGGGTGCAGGGTGACAGCAGTCCTTTCCAGCGGTTCCTCGACGCTCTTGGCGGCGCGGAATCCACCGCCGCGGTTTTCGACACCGCGGCGGTTGGATCGCCCGACGCTGGGCGGCCCAGCGGCGAAGATCGCGGAGGCGCTGGGGAAGCCGCTGATGCCGTGGCAGCGCCACGTACTCGACGTCGCGCTCGAGGTGGATCCGAAGACGGACCGGCTCGTGTACCGCGAGGTGCGGCTGACGGTGCCAAGGCAGCAGGGAAAGACGCAGCTGATCCTGACGGTCGCCGTGCACCGCGCGATCGCGTTCGGGGTACGGCAGAACATCGTGTACACGGCGCAGACCCGCAAGGACGCCCGAAAAAAGTGGGAGGACGAGCACGTCGCGGAGCTGACCAAGAAGGACAGCGTCTTCAAGGACATGCTCCGCGTAAGAAAGTCCAACGGCGACGAGGCGATCAAGTGGAATAACGGCTCGATCCACAGCATCGACGCCGTAACCGAGCAGTCCGGTCACGGCCCCACGATCGATCTTGGCTTCATCGACGAGGCTTTCGCCCAGGTCGACAACCGCACCGAGCAGGCAATGAAGCCGGCCATGATGACGCGCGAGCAGCCGCAGCTCTGGATCGTGTCCACGGCGGGCACCTCGCGGTCGGTGTATCTGAAGGACAAGGTCGACGACGGCCGTGAGCGGGCGCTGGCGGGCCTGACCGAAGGCGGCATCTGCTACATCGAGTGGTCGGCCGATGAGGAGGCCGATCCGCTCGACGAAGAGACCTGGTGGTCGTGCATGCCGGCCGTCGGCTACACGGTCCCGCGTGAGGCGATCCGTTCGGACTTCGAGTCGATGAGGGTCAAGCGTCTCGGTGAGTTTCTCCGGGCCTACCTGAACCGGTGGGTGAACACGCCCACCGATCCCTCGCCGATCGACCCGGATGTGTGGGCTACTCGCGCGGCCGACCAGGACCTGGTGCAGCTCGAGGATCCGGTGACGTTCGGTTTCGACATCAATCCTGAGCGGACGTCGGCGGCGATCAGCGTCTACGGCGGCACGGTGCGCCCGGTGCACGAGGACGGTCGGCCGGATCGGGTCGGTTACGGCGAGATCGTCGAGGAGCGCGAGGGCACCGAGTGGCTGCTTGACCGGCTGCTCGAGCTGGTCGACGACTGGGCACCCGCGGCGGTCGCCGTCGACGCGAGCGGCCCCGCCGGCTCGCTCATCCCGGCGCTGGTCGCCGCCGGCGTGCCGTTGAAGCTGCTGACGGCGCGCGAGATGGCTCAGGCCGCCGGCGGACTGTACGACGACGTGCAGAACGACCTGTTCACCCACGGCGGCCAGGAGCCATTGGACGCCGCGATCGCGGGCGCATCGAAATTGGCCCAGGGCGACGGTGCGTGGAAGTTCGGCCGGAAGGGCTCGGCGGTGAACATCAGCTCACTGGTCGCGTTGGCCGCCGCGCGCCAAGCCGCCCAGGTAACCGAAGACGAAGGCTCCGATGAGGACGTGTCGGTGTGGGACACCTCCGACGAGTCCCTCGAGCTGTGCGACGCGTGCGGCGACAAGCCACACGAGGATCCCGACGGTGAATTCGACTACCTGTGCAAGGACTGCCGCGAAGGGGGCGACTGATGAGCCTGAGTGACGTCCTGTTCGTCGCGGGCCTGATCCTGCTGGTCACCGCCGCGTTCGTCATCGCGACCGCGCTCGGTTTGATCCTGCTGGCCTTCGTGCTGATCGTCTTCGGTCTGGCGCTCGGCGACGCTGACAAGCGCAGCGCCGGCCGAGAGGACGAGATGTGATCCTCGATCGCGCGATCCGTAACGCCCGGGCGATGATGCGCTCGTCGGAGTGGGGCGACTCGTCGATTCCGCCGAACTCGCGTGCCAACGATGCGAGCGTGCTCGGCGGCGGCTCGTCAGGTGAAGCGGGTGCGTTGAGCATCGGCGCGGTGCTGGCGTGCATCAAGGCCTTGCACGACGACACCAAGGTGATGCCGTTCAAGTCCTACGTCGGCGAGAAGTACGGCGCGCACCGCCCCGCCGATGTGCAGCCTCTGATCGTGACCGAGCCCTTCGGCCCGGACACGCCGGTCAACGTCGGCATGGCGCAGCTGGTCGTCAGTGTCGCGATGCGCGGCAACGCCTACGCCTTCGGCACGCACATCGATCCGAAGACGGGTCTGATCGATCAGACGACGATCCTGCATCCCGACTCGGTCCGAACCAGCCGCGATGCCAAGGGCAAGTTCCACATGATCGGCGGCAACCGGTACGGCCCCGCGGACGTGGTGCACATAACGGGGCTGATGTTGCCCGGCGCGGTGGCGGGCGTGGATGTTCTGACGTATCAGCGCCTGACCCACGACCTGGCATGGAAGGTCAACGCCTACGCCGACGGCTTCTTCGGCGGCGGCGGCTCGCCCTCCGGTGTCATTGCGATGCCCGGCCCGGGAGATCGCAAGAAGATCCGCCAGGTCAAGGACAGCTGGCAGGCCGGCCACGCCGGTGTCGCCAAGGCGCACCAGCCGGCCGTGCTGTTCGGCGGCGCGACCTGGACGGCGATGAGCATTGCGCCGGAGAACGCGCAGTTCCTGCAGACCAGGCGCTATCTGCGTGAGGAGATCTGCGGCTTGTACGGCGTGCCGCTGCAGCGGATCCAGGCGATCACCGAGAACGCTGCGCAGGGCGGCGGCAAGGGCCTGGACGCGATCGACGCCGGCTATGTGCGGCATGGTCTGATGCCGGCGACGACCGGCATCGAGGTCGAGTGGAATCGGCTCATCCCGGGTGGTCAGCATTCGTGGACGAACTTCGACTATGACGAGTTCCTGCGTGCCAGCGCCGAGGTCCGCGCCACCGTCCAGTCGTCCCGCCGTACCGCGGGTACCCGAACCATCGACGAGCTCCGGGCCGAGGACGGTCTCGAGGCATACCCCGACGGGTTGGGCGCCAATCCGTTCACGCCGCTCAACTCCAACGCCTCCCCCGCCGGCGGCGCAGACAACGCACCGGCGCCAGGCAGCGACCCAGGAGGTACCCAGTGACGAAGCTGAAGATCCGCGACGGCGGTCTGCGCGAGCTCGAGCAGCGCGTCCTCGACGGCGAGATCAAAGCGATGCGCGCCCTCGTGCGGCAGGCATCCGGGCCGAACACCCTCGACCTGCCCTTCCGCGACGTGCAGCTCCGCGCCGCACCGGATGGCACCGGCGGCACGCGGCTGCTGTTCACCGGCTACGCCTCGGTCGTCGAGGCGCCCTACAACATGTGCGACTGGTACGGCGACTACACCGAGATCGTCCGTAGCGGTGCGTTCACCAAGACCCTCGCCGAGGACCCGGACACGATCTTCTGCCTGAACCACGGCTGGGACGGCGCCCCGATGGCCCGCACCAAGCCAGGCACGTTGCGTCTGACCGTCGACAGTACCGGCCTGCTCACCGAGGCCGACCTCGACGGCCAGCGCTCCGACGTGTACCACGTGCAGTCGGCGATGGAGGCTGGCGAGCTCGACGCGATGAGCTTCGCCTTCTACGTCACCCGCCAGATGTGGTCGCCCGACTTCGACCAGCGCGACATTCAGGAGGTCGACCTCGACGGCGGCGACGTGTCGGTCGTGACCTGGCCGGCCAACCCCGCGACCGAGGGCACGACCGCGCTGCGTAAGCGCGCCGCGCAGGCGCTGGCGCGATCGCGGGTGCCGGGTCTGATCGTGCAGCGCGCCCGGGCGGAGAAGCGCGCCGGCGCAACACTGTCGGCCTCGACGATGGAAACCCTGCAGCAGGTCCTCGACCTGGTCGCCGATGCCGACGTCGCCGTCGACTCCGCGCAGGCCATCCTCTCCGAACTGATGGGCGTTCCGAACCCTGACGACGAGGAGGAGATCGCCGGCTCGGAGACCGACGACTCCGGTACCCAAAGCAACTCTGGCCCGCACCCCGCGGACGTCAGAGCCCGGCTCGCGCTGATCAGCGCAGCCACCAAGTAACACCCCACCGCAGCACGCCGGCCACCCACGCCGGACCCGGATCCTCGGGCACCACCTGGGCGGAACACCTGCCGCGCAATCCCGCAAGTGACTCCGAACCAGGAAGGGGCATTCCCATGTCTCCTCAGTGCAATCAGCCCGGCGGCCCGTTGGGCTACCGCAAGGACGGCCGGCCGATCTACCGGATCGCCGGCGGCGCGCCGACCGCGCTCGACACCGTCCGCGACACCCGCGACGCGTTGTCCACCGAGATCGAGCAGCTGCTCGCAGCTGCCGTTCCCGAGGACCGCGCGGCCGCGGAAGTGGCCAACCAGGCGATCATGGACAAGATCGCGCAGCGCACCACGCTCGAGGAGCGTCTGCGCGTCGGCGAGGCCGAGGACGTTCGGCGCAAGGCCGAGGCCGATGTCCAGCAGAAGCTGGGCACCAAGGTCGACAAGAGCGGCCAGCCCCGCGCCTACATCACCAGCGAGCCGCGCACCTACGGTCCCGGCACCCGATCCAGCTACTTCCTGGACCTGGCCCGTGACCACATGCAGCGCGGTGACGGTGACGGCGGCCTCGACTCCGCCCGCGACAGGCTTCGCCGCCACCAGCAGGAGCTCGATGTCGAGCTGCCCGCACGCGAGGCTCGCCGCGACGAATGGGCCGAGGATCAGTCCGAGCACGAGATGCGCCGGGCGGGCGTCAACCGGCGGTCCCGCGAGTCGATGTTTGAGAAGCGGGTCAACCCGAACCGCACCGACGGCCAGGGCGGTTTCTTCGTGCCGCCGCTGTGGCTGATCGACGAGTTCATCGACCTGCCCCGCTTCGGCCGGACCACGGCGAACCTGTGCAAGACGATGGGTCTGCCCACCGGGACGGACTCGATCAACCTGCCCAAGGTCCTGACCGGGACCGCGGCCGCGGTGCAGGCCGCGGACGCCGGCGGCGTGCAGTCCACCGACCTGACTGACACCTCGGTGTCGGCACCGGTGCGCACCATCGCCGGCCAGCAGGACATCGCGATCCAGCTGCTCGATCAGTCGCCGATCTCCTTCGACGAGGTTGTCCTCGCCGACCTGCTCGCCGACTACAACATGAAGCTGGACCTGCAGATCATCAACGGTTCGGGTGCTGCCGGCCAGGTCACCGGCATCCTGAACACGGCCGGCATCAACGCGGTGACCTACACCGACGCGACGCCGACGTTGCCCGAGCTGTGGGTGCCGTTGCTGCAGGCGGCTTCGCAGGTCGCGAAGAACCGCAAGCAGCCCGCGACCGGAGTCGTTCTGACCCCGTCGCTGTGGTACTGGGCTCTGTCGCAGTTGGACACCACGACCCGGCCGCTGATCGTGCCCAACAGCAACGCCTTCAACAGCATGGGTGACGGCGGGCTGCTCGAGTCCGACGGCCCGGCTGGTGTTCTGACCTACGGTCTGCCCTCGTTCCTGGACGGCAACATCCCGTCCAACCTCGGGGCGGGCACCAACGAGACGCGCAGCATCACCGCGCGGTGGCAGGACCTGTACCTGTGGGAGGGCAGCATGCGCACCCGGGTGCTGTCCGAGGTTCTCTCGGGGACGTTGCAGGTCCGCCTGCAGGTCTACAACTACGTCGCGTTCATGCCGAACCGGCGTCCGGAGGCCATCTCGGTGATTTCCGGGACCGGCATGATCCCGGCGGCCGGCTTCTAGGCCCCAACCGGACCGACTGGCGGCGCGCGTCCTGCTGCGATGCGGCGCGCGCCGCCTGCACCGAAATCCCCAACCAGGAAAGAGGAAACACCCATGACCGAACTCAAGGGCGAGGCCCGCGCGGCGCACGTGCAGGCCTTGCAGAACGAGCTCGAGATGCTCCAGCACCGGCCGGTCAGCGACGCGCAGAAGCGCCGGCTCGGTGAGGTCAAGGACCAGCTCGACGAGTTCTCCGACAACCCGAAGCGCCGCCGGCGCGAGACCGCCGTCCGCGTCGGCCGCGGACGGCCGACGCCGGGCGAGCTCGCCGCCGAGCAGGGCGATGACGCCGGCGATGACGCCGGCGACAAGCAGGACTGATCGAACCGGAGGTCTGAGGCGATGGCTTTTGACGTCGGCGACCCGATCCCGCTCGTCTTCAACACGACGGACGCGACCGGGGCGCCGGCCAACGTCGGGGCCGCGGTTCTGACCATCACGCTGCCCGACGGCACCCTTGTGGTGCCGCCGGTCGGCAACATCGGTGTCGGCATCTACCAGCCGGTCACGCCCTACCTGTCGACGCAGGGCGGCCGGCACAAGGTCACCTGGGTCGCGACCGGCGTCAACGCCCAGGACTACACCGACACCTTCTACGTGCTGGCCGCCGACCCGGGCTTGCTCATCAGCGTGGATGAGGCCCGCAAGGCGCTGGGAAAGCTTCCGGGCGCTGACACCGCGCACGACGAGGACCTGCGCTCGCTCATCGCCAGCGCGCTCGCACCGATGGAGGACCTGGCCGGCTCGATCGTGCAGCGCCCTTACGACGAGTGGCACGACGGCGGTTCCACGCTGGTGTGCCTGTTGCACGGGCCGGCGTTCTCGGTCACCTCGGTGACCGAGTGCTATGGCGCCGGGTACAGCCGGCCCTTGACGCAGCAGGTCCTCGACGGCGGTGCCTTCGACGCGTTCGGCTACACCGTCGACCTCGACGACGCGATCCTGATCCGCCGCATCGCCGGCCAGGCCGCTAACTTCGTCGGCGGCCACCGCAACATCCACGTCGTGTACACCGCGGGCCGCACTGTGATCGGCCCGAACATCATCCGGGCGACCCGGCGCCTGGTGCGCTGGCTGTGGCAGACCGAGATCCAGGGCAGCCGGCCGCCCAACCAGGGCCCGGACTCGGCGATCACGACACCGTCGGGGTATCAGATCCCGAAGGCGATCCTGCAGCTGCTCGGCCCGGACCTGCGGCCGCCGGCGGTGGGCTGATGGCGCAGTCGGTCTCCGGTACCTGGGACGCGATGCTGGCGTCGTTCAAGACCCTGTTCGCGGGCCAGGACAGCACGCTCGTCACGCCCGGCGATCCGGGCGAGTTTCAGCCGGACCTGCTCGTCTGCATGATGGGTGTCCGCGGCCCGATCACTCAACCCACTGCGGGCACGAACCGCAGCCGGGACAAGCGGATCCAGGTCACGGTCGTCGTCTCCGCCTATCGCGCCGGCGGCGAGGAAGCGCAGCAGGCCGCCAACGACGCCGCGTGGGCCGGGGCGGACACGATCGAGGCGTACTTCCGTACCAGCCCGAACGAGCGCCTCGGCGGCGCCTGTTACAACGCGTTCGTCGAGGTCACCGACATGACGCCGTCGATCTCCTGGGAACGCGTCGACGGTATGGACACCCCGGTCGCCGCCGGCCGGATCTGCGACATCGCCATGACCGTCTCCGTCTGGATCCGCATCTAACCCACCGTCCCCTCTCTGGCCGTGCACCGCCTGGTGCTGCGGCTGTCAGTCATGCCCGGAGGTAGTCGTGCCAGTCCTACGAAACATCAGCCCGCTGGGTGAGCTGGACCTGCCGCTCATCTACCGCCAGGGCGACCCGATCGGCGAAGAGGGCGCCGGCTGCCTCGAGCCCGGCGAGAGGTTCGACGTGTCCACCGAGCACGCCCGGATCCTGCTCGAGCAGCCGGCTAACTACGAGCCCGTCGACGCGGCCGCCAAGAAGATTCACGCCGCGCTGTTCCCCGAGCCGGTCAACGCCGGCAAGGATCCCAAACCCGCTCGCAAAACGGGAACCCGCCGCCGTGCACCGGCGAAGAAAGCGGCTCCGCCGGCGGCCGCAACCACCGACAGTGACGGGGGCGAGCAGTAATGGTCAGCACGCAGGATTGCTCGATAGGCACCATCGATGAGGTCACCTACAAGACCGCGCCCGGCGCGGTCAACCGGTGGGTCGAGTACCTCGACGAGTCGATGGACTGGAACAAGAACACCAAGCAGGGCAAGGGACTGCGGGTCGGCGGCCGCGTCGCACGCTCCGCCCGGCGCGTGGTGCCCACCGCAGACGGCGGCGGCGCCGTCAACCTCGAGCTGACCAGCAAGGGCATGGGCTTGTGGTGGCAGCGCTGCCTCGGCTCCGGTGTCTCCACGCTGGTGTCCGGCTCGACCTTCCAGCAGGTGTTCACCCTCGCCGACACGCTGCCCTCGTTCGTGCTGCAGAAAGGCCTGCCCGAGCTCGGCGGGACCGTCGACCCGTACACGTTCCTGGGCTGCACCATCGACACGTTCGAGCTGGACTTCACCAACGCCGACATCGCGCAGCTGAAGATGACCATCGACGCCGGCGACCTGACCACCGCCACGGCCTACGCGGCACCGTCATACGCGACCGCGCCGAACCTGTACCAGTTCGCCAACGCGCAGCTGTTCACCGGCACCCTCACCGCCCCCACGACAACCGCCCTGGGCAGCGCGCTCACCGCGGTGGCGGACGTGCGCGGTGGCACGCTGATCGTGAACCACAACACCACGCAGGACCGCTACAACATCGGCGGCGGCGGCCGCAAGGCCAAGCCGACCGTCGGCCTGCGCGACATCACCGGCAAGCTCGACGTCGAGTACGACTCGACCACGTTCCGCGACGCGGTGCTCAACGAGACGCCGATGAACCTGCTGCTCAACTACACCGCCGGCGCACTGTCGACCGGGCTGGAGACGCTGCAGGTGATCGTGCCCGAGATCAAGTTCGACACCGAGCTGCCCAAGACCAACGGCACCGACCTGATCATCCAGTCGATGGCCTACACCGGCCTGGACAACCTGACGGCAGCACAGCCGATCTGGATCGTGCAGCGCACCTCTGACGCGGCGCTGTGACCGCTGACGGCACCGAGGCGTTCCTCGCCGCGGCACAGGCGCTCAACGAGGCCGGCGACAAGGAGCTGCGCAAGGAGGTCTATGCAGCGTTCCGGCGAGTGGCCAAGCCGCTCGGGGAACGGATGATCGCCGAGGGCGCCGCGGAGCTGCCTCACCGCGGCGGCCTGGCCGCCCGTGTGGCCGCTGCGCGGTTGTCCCAGTCCAATGCGACCACCGGCAGGAATCCGGCCGTGGCGATCAAGCTGAAGGTCCGCGAGGGCTACAACCTGCGCACCTTCGACCAGGGCACTATCCGGCACCGCGTGTTCGGCTCAAACCGCTGGGTCGCTCAGTCGATCCGCGCCGGCGCATTCACCCGCCCGTTCGAGGCCGGCGCCGACCAGGTCCGCAAGGAACTGATCGCCGCGTTGGAGAAGGTCGCGAACGGTATCCGCGAAGGCACTGAGGGCGGAAAATTCAAGGGGCACATATGAGGTTCAAGATCGGCACGAAGACCTACAACGGCGCGGACCTGGATCGCCTGTCGCTGAAGGACATCCTCATGCTCGAGAACGAGACGGCAGAGCTGGGAAAGCCGCTGAAGTGGACCCAGGTCCAGGAATGGGAGCAGGACCTCGACCGGCTCACGCGCATCGTCGTCGACGAGACGAAGTCGAAAGCGGTGCGCGACGCGGCCATGAAGGAACGCGAGGATCACCCCGGCAACATTTGGGTGATGGCGCTGGTCATCTGGTCGTCGCGCCGCCTCGCCGGCGAGCTGATCAGCTTCGGCGACGCGATCGACTTCCCGATGAAGGACCTGCAGTTCCTGCCCGAGCCGACCGATCACAAGAGCTCGGCAAATCCTACGAAGGCCCGGCCGCGCAAGGGTTCCGGTCGGGCCGCAAAGCCTCGAGCCGGCGCCGCCACGCGGAAGTAGACATCCAGGCCGGCGTGTACCGGCGGCTGCTCATCGTCTGCCAACTCTGGCCATCGATCAGCCCGCACGGCCCCGAAGTGCCGACCTCGATCTGGAACCTTCCCTATGGCGTGTGGCTGGCCATCGCTGCCGAGACCGACGCCGCGCTCGAGGCGCAGAAGAAACAGAAATAGCAGCAGGGATAGGGGTGTTTGGCCGTGTCGACTGACATCTCGCTCAAGTACCTGCTGCTCGGCGAGGACCGCTCGGCGGGCAAGATACTGAAGGACCTGGCCGGCCAGTCGGAGAAGACCGGCTCGAACCTCAAGCGCAACATCGTGATGGGTGCCGCTGCCGCCGGCGCAGCCGCGATCGCGTTCGCGAAGGTGTCGGTCGACAAGTTCAAAGAGGTCGGCGGCGAGACCCTCGGCCTGCAGCGCATCATGGGTGGCACCGCCGAGCAGGCTTCCCGGCTGGACTTCGCGGCCAAGATGTCCGGCGTCACCTACGAGACGCTGGCCAAGTCGACGGGCAAGCTCGAGAAGGGCCTGTCCGCGTCGCTGTCCTCGGGCAAGGCGACGTCGGCGATGGTCAAGACCCTCGGCTTCGACTTCCGCGACGCCCAGGGCCACATCAAGCCGATGTCGGACCTGATGCCGCAGCTGGCCGACAAGTTCTCTCACATGCCCGCCGGGGCGGACAAGACAGCGCTGGCGATGAAGCTGTTCGGCAAGGCCGGCGCGGACATGCTGCCCTTCCTCAACAAGGGCTCATCCGGCATCGCCGCGCTCGAGAAGGAGTCCGACAAGTACGGCAACACCCTGACCGGCAAGAACCTGGACGCGCTCAAGCAGTCCAAGGCCAGCCAGCGGGAGTGGAACGCCAGCCTCGACGGGCTGAAGATCCAGATCGGCGCCCAAGTGCTGCCGATCATGAACACGATGGTGACGTTCATCCGCAGCAAGGTGATTCCCGTCATCGTGGCGATCACGGGATTCATGCAGAAGCACGCCTCGGTAGTCAAAATCGTCGCCACGGTGCTGGTCGTCCTGGTCGCCGGGCTGAAAGCATGGGCGATCGCGCAGCGGATCCTCAATGCGGTCATGGCCACGAACCCGATCGCGCTCGTAGTGATCGCGATCGCGGCGCTGGCAGCCGGGCTGATCTATGCCTACAAGCATTCGGAGACGTTCCGCACCACTGTGCAGACGGCGTTCGCCGCGGTCAAGTCGGCGATCCAGGTGATGTGGAACGTCATCAAGCCGATCTTCGACCTGTGGAAACTGCAGTTCGACATCCTCGCCAAGGTCGGTTCGTTCCTGTGGGATCACGCTCTGCGGCCGGCCTTCCAGGCGATCATCGGCGCGTTCCTGCTGGTCGTGTCCACGCTGGTGCACGGCGCGGCGTCGGCGTTCGGTTGGGTGCCCGGACTCGGCGGCAAGCTCAAGAACGCAGCCAAACAGTTCGACGGCTTCCGGGACGAGGTCAACGCGGCGCTGAAGGGCACCACGAAGAGCGTCACCGTGTCCGCGCACGTATCGGGTGCGCAGGCCGTCATCAACTCGCTGTCCAACGTCGCGAACCTGATGGCCTACATCAAGAACGGTGGGCACGTCGACATCGGCGTATCCGGCCGCGGCACCGCCGGCTTCGCGGCCGGTGGCTCGCCGAAGGACGGGGTGTTCACCACTGGTGAGAACGGCACCGAACTGATGATGAAGTCCGGGTCCAACCTGCGCGTGCTGTCCAACGCCCAGTCACGGCACTACCTCGCCGGTGGCGGCAGCGGCGGCGGTAACGACGGCGAGGCGACGTTGACGGTTAACCTGCGCTCGGCAGACGGCCGGCTGATGCAGCAGGAGCTGCTGAAGGTGAAGCGCACCAACGGCGGTCTCGCGCTGGGGCTGGCGTGACCAGCGTCCTGGACAACCTGCACGTCGAGTGCTCACTCACCACCTTGCCCGACGACCCGGCGCCTGTGTGGGTGGACATCACTCAGTGGGTTGATCTCGCTGTCGGTATCCAGATCCAGTCACACGGCCGGCCCGACGAGCTGGCCTCGGTGCAGCCGACCCAGTGCACGATCCCGCTCATCAACGACGATGCGCGGTTCACCAGCGACAATGTGGCCTCGCCGTACTACCCGAACCTGAAGATCCGCAAGAAGATCCGCGTCTACTACGACGACGGTGTCAACCCACGGGCCTACCTGTTCACCGGCTATGTCGAGGAATGGCCGGTGGAATGGCCCAACGCCTCGGTCAACAATTCGGCGGCCGTGGTCACCGCTGTGGACAGGTTCAAACGGCTCGGGGTCGTCAACTCGCTGCGGTCGGTGCTCGAGCAGGAGATTCTGGCAGATCACCCCGCCGCCTATTACACGCTGGGCGAACCGAGCGGCTCGCTCACCGCCGGCGACACGTCGAAAGACGTTGTCAATGCGCTCATTACGGCGACCCAGTTCGGCACGGGCGGCGCGATCAACTTCGGCGCCGGCACCGGCCCGGGCAACGACGGACTGTCCGCAGCGGTGTTCGCACCGGTAGACGTGCTCAACGGACAGTTCCTTTCCGGCCAGACGCCATCATCGTTTGACTCCCCGACGGGCGCCACCCTGGAAGCGTTCATCAACACCCCGCCGGGCACGAAAGGCACGGTCGTGCGCATCCAGTCGGCGCTAGACAACTACCTCGAGATCGCCCTCGCCTTCGGCGACGGCAGCGTGATGCTCAAACGCAACACCAACGGCGGCATATTTGCTATCAGCAACTCCGGTATCCCCTCGGTGTCAGACGGGCAGACGCATCATGTCGCCATCACCGCCGACGTCACCGGCGGGCACATCATCATCTACGTCGACGGGAATGCGGCGGCCACGGCCTCCGGCGGATTGACGCCCATCGCCGCGACGTCGATCATGATCGGCGGCGCATCGCCCGGCGCCGACTACGGCTGTTTGAACGGCACGATCTCCCACGTTGCGGTCTTCCGGTCGGTACTGTCGGCCGCGCGCATTCTCGCTCACGCCCAGGCTGGCTTGACCGGCTTTGCAGGCGAGCGTTCCGATCAGCGGATCGCGCGGATCGCCGGCTACATCGGCATCCCTACCGGCGAGCAGTCACTGGACACCGGCCTGTCGACCTCGATCGCGTCAGTGCCGATCAGCGGTCTGGCGCCGCTGCAGGCGATGCAGGACGTCGCCGACACCGAGGGCGGCCTGTTGTTCATGGCGGGCGACGGCACGCTCACTTTCCAGTCGCGCGCGCACCGCTACAACGCGGCCAGCGTGCTGACCCTTGTAGGCGATTCCATCGACCCGGCGGCCAGGTTCGTCAAGAACGACGCGTATCTGGTCAACGACGCGACGGTGTCCAGACCCGGCGGCATCACCTTCCGCGCGATCAACCAGGCATCCATCAATGACCATGGCCCCGCGCGGATCACGCCCACCCTGTTGACGACGTCGGACAACGAAGTGGTCGATGCCGCGAACTGGAAGGTGAACGAGCATGCCGTGCCGGCACAGCGGCTGCCGGCCATGATCGTCGATCTGCTGACCAACCCGACGCTGATCCCGAGCGTGCTCGGCCTGCGCCTGTCCGATCGGATCACCACGGCGGGCCTGCCGACGCAGGCCCCCGCGTCGAGCCTGGACATGTTCGTTGAGGGCTGGGCGATGACGATCGGCACCTCGGGCTGGCCGGTGACGTTCAATCTTTCCCCCGCGGGCTCATCGGGCGTGTGGCAGTTGGACTCCTCCACTTATTCGGTGCTCGATTCGACGACCAGATTGGCGTATTGATGCGCGACGCGAGCTGGTACTCCAAGCACCCGGCGGTGCTGCATGTGCCGGCATCGGCCGGTGCGGAATGGTGCCCCGCTCGCGAGGATCTGTGGGCGGCCACCACTCCGTTCGACCCTGCCGTGAAGACGGCGAAGGTCGCGCCGGTGCTGGTGTATGCCAACGAGGGCCGATGGATCGTCGAGTGCGTCGACTGCAGAGGTGCACAGCTGGCGTGCGCAACCGACCTCCGGTTCATGTGTCACTGCTGCGCGAACGTGATGGTCGGCGGGCTGTGGCGGCCGACAAAATGGCCAGGCAACCGAGCTGCGGTCGAGGCCGCGTTGGCGCCTCGCCAGCTCGGGAATCAGAACTGGATCCCGGGCGAGAAAGTCTCGGAGCTGAAGGCTGAGAACCGTGTGATGGGGGTCGGCTGATGGCGTGGACTTCGCCCCGCACGTGGGTGGCCGGTGAGGTGGTCACCGCGGCCATCATGAACACCCACGTGCGCGACAACCTGGTCGCTATTAACCCTGACGCGACCGGGGCCTGGAACTCCTACACGCCGACCCTGACGCAGAACGCGGTCGCAGTGGCCAAGACCGTCGGCTATGCGAAGTACAAGCAGACCGGCAAGAATCTCGAGGGCACCGTCGTCATGACCCCGACCGCAGCGGGCACAACGACGACGGTCATCAACTCATCCCTTCCCGTCGCACCAGTCGCCGTCAACCCGGTCATCGGTCCGTTCTGGTATCTGGCCGCCGCGGGCACGCGCTACGAGGGAGTCGCGATCTGGACCGGCGGCCTGGTGTATTTCCAGCACGCAACCGCGGCCAACTGGTTCGGCATCGCACCGGCATTCGCGATCGCCAACGGCGACACGTTCACCTTCAAATTCAACTACGAGGTCGCGTGACGGTGTTTCACCGAGGGAGATGGGATGCGTGACCTATGACGTTGACAACCCTCGTGGCGCTGGGCTCGGTCGTCGGCGTCCTGATCTCGCTGGCGACTCTTTGGCTGCTGTGGCGGCAGGTAACGGCCGGCATCCGCGAGACACGTGAGCGTCCCTTTCGGGACGCCCTGCAAGCCATGACCGAGGACCGCAACTATTGGCGCGATCGCGCCGATGCGTACGAGACGGAACTGCGGAGGCGTGAAGAACAATGACGCTAAACCCAATCAAGAAGCTCGAGCCGTTGGAGCGCGGCGTGTTCAAGATCGTCGCGTTCTGCGTCTTCCTGACCCTGGTGTGCGGCGCGCTCGGGCTGGCCTTGTCCGCGCAGAGCAACGCGAACAAGGCGCAGTTCGGCCTGCACGGATCGTGTCAGTTCTGGCGTGACCTGTCGGACCTGCCGTTGCCGGCCAACTCGACGAAGGTGGCATTCTCGATCGTCGCCGACTCGAGGGTCGCCTACACCCGCCAGTCCTGCGACGTCGAGCTCGGAGCGTTGCCGGCGCCAGACCCGCGGGTGCTGCCGTACCTGCCACCGAGCATGCGATGACCGCTGTCGTCGAGCCGCGCACGCTCGAGCAGCACGTCGCCGCTGCCGCGGTGCTGTTCGCGTTCGACGCTGCGTTCCCGCCGCCCGGCAGCACGTACAAGGCCAACGGCGGCATCGCCACCAACGTCTACCTGGTCGGCAACTTCGCCCAAGGCGCCGCGCACGTCAAGGCACAGCGCGCGGCCGGGATCGCACCGTGGCCGGGTTACGAGCTGCAGCCGGGCGAACTGATCTCCGATAGGCCCACCGGTCAGGCAGCGGGCCGTGCAGGCATCGCCGCGGCGATCGCTGCCGGCTTCCCGGCCGACGGATCGATCTGGTTTCAGTTCTCCGTCGACACCGCGGTGGCCACGACCGATTACCACAAGGTCCGCGATGCCTTCCTCGGCATCCAGGACGTCAACGCCGGCCGGTTCCGGATCTCGTGCTACGGCCAGGGCGGCCTGATCAGCTACCTGCGCGCACAGCATGCGATAGCCGAGAAGGGCTGGCTGTCCGCCTCGAGCTCGTTCCCGGGTTTCAATCCGAGCTCGCCAGACATCTGCATGTGGCAGCAGGTCGGCAACTTCATCCCGGGCTACTCGACCGACCGCAACGTGATCACCGACGTCGCCGCGCTGCACGCGTGGTGGCCAGACAACTCACCCTACGTAGGAGACGGCGACATGACCGACGACGCATCAGTGACCAAGATCGTCCGCGAGGAACTGCAGTTCGCGCTCGGCTACCTCGGCGGGCACCCGAACACCCGATACGGCCCCGGCCCGACAGTCGGGAACCTGCTGCCCAACGGCGGCGTGGCCGTCGCATCCGGCGTCGACCCGATCCCGACGCCGGCTCAGATCGCAGCCGCCGTAAAGGCGAACATCGCGCCGCCCGTCGTCGACGTCGCGGCATTGGCCAAGGTGCTCACACCGGGTCTGGTGTCTGCGCTGCAGGCCCAGGCCGTACTCACCGAAGCAGACGTCGAGACGGCGCTGCGCAACGTTCTCCACTCCGCCTGAAAGGCAGGAATCACCATGCTCGCAAAGCTCAAAGCACTACTCCAGAAGTTCGGCTCAACCAAGACCGGCAAGATCGTCACCCGGGTCGTGGTCGCCGGCGCCGTGGCCGGCGCCGCGGCGTTCATCGCCCAGGTCACCGCGTCGGGCGTGCTGTCCACCGGTCACGTCACCGACCTGTCGCTGTGGTCCAAGGCGGTCGTCGCCGCCGCCGGCGCCGGCGCGGCCGCCGCGCTCACCCTGGTGCAGTCGCTCATATCGCAGGCGCTCACCGGACTGCCCACGATCGGCGCGCTCGTCAACCGCAACAAGCCGGCCGGCCCGTGACCCTCAGCATCGCCGACCTCAGCCAGTTCCTGACCGCTGCCCCACCCGACGGCAGCCTGGCTGAGGTCCGGTCTTTCTACTCCCCGATCGACAAGATCGAGGAGGTCCTCGAGGCCGTCATCAGTTCGGCGCAGCACTCGGTCGTCGTGTCGATGTTCGGCTACGACAACGACAAGCTCGCGGCGATGCTGGACAGTGCCTTGAAGAACCCCGACATGCACGCGCAGATCACCCTCGACTCATCGCAGGCCGGCGGTGTGCACGAGAAGGCGATCCTCGAGAAGTACTCGCACGAGATGACCGGCAACTCCGTCGCGATCGGACGCTCTGAGAAGGGCGCCATCGTGCACCGCAAGATGATGATCGTCGACGGCCTCTGGTGGGTCGGCGGCTCGACGAACTGGAGCACCAGCGGCGAGACGCTGCAGGACAACGAGCTCACGGTCATCCGCGACGCGATGCACTGCACCAGGGCGCGGTCGGTCATCGACATCGCCCACGATCACATCCTGTCCGTCATGGCAGCAAAGGCCGCGTGATGATGCATTGGTATTGGGCGGTCTGGTTCCTGATCGGCTTCGGTGTGCCCGAAGGCATCGCGATGGTGCGACGGCACTACCAGGACACGCTCTCCTGGACCGTGTGGCGCTGGTGCGACATCGTCCCGGGCAACACGTTCGGGCAGTTCACATTCCTGCGGTACCTGCTGATCGTCGGACTGCTGTTCGCCTTCCTGCACCTCGGCTTCGGCCTACTCCGCGGCTAATCGAAAGGACCCCCTTTCTGATATGAGAATTCTCGTGATCGTCGTGTTGCTGATCGTCGGCGCAGTGTTGATGTGGCTCTGGATCCGAGGCTGGACCAAGCTCTATGCCGAAGGGCTGACCGACCTCCCGCCACCTGGCATCAGCCTGGCCATTCGAGCAGCCGAGAGGCGGCCGGCCGATGACTAACGCCTACGGCTGGGTCAAGGACACCCACGACCCGCGCGACGTGCAGTACAGCGCGCCGGCGCCGGTCTTCGAGCAGCTGCCCGCGCTGGTCGATCTGTCGACCGATTCGGCGATGCCTCCGATCTGGAACCAGGAGCAGCTCGGGTCATGCACCGCGCACGGCACCCTTGCCTGTTTCCTGTTCGCAGCGAACAAGCTCGGCGCGGGTGATCCGATGCTGTCGCGGCTGCAGCTGTACTACAACACGCGCGCCATCGAAGGCACGGTCGGCCAGGACGCCGGCGGGCAGATCCGCGATGCGATCAAGGCAACCACTCTCGGCATCGCGCCTGAGGACATGTGGCCTTACGACACCGACCGGTTCACGGTGCAGCCTCCGCCCGAGGTGGTCCAGGCGGCCGCGTCCAACGTCGACGTCGACTACCGTCGCGTCCCGCAGGACCTGAACCACATGCGAGCGTGCCTGGCCGAAGGATTCCCGATCGACATCGGGTTCACCGTCTTCGAGTCCTTCGAGTCACCGGAGGTCGCGACTACCGGCGTCGTGCCCATGCCCGGCCGCGGTGAGCAGATCGTCGGCGGGCACTGCGTCGCCGTGGTCGGCTACGACGACGCCAAGCAGCAGTTCCTCGTCCGCAACAGTTGGGGCACCAGTTGGGGCACCAGCGGCTACTTCCTGATGCCCTACGCATTCCTGACCCAGTCCGATCCGGAGCTGGCGTCGGACTTCTGGACGATCCGGACGGTCACCTAGACCTGTATAGAAATACAACGAAGCCCCGGTCGGCCCGACTCAACGTCGGTGCCCGGCCGGGGCTTTTTGCTGTGCTCAGCCGCCAGAGATCAGCCGGCTCTTCGCGGCCGCGAACTCCTCGTCGCTCAGCACGCCCGTCTGATGCATCTGTGACAGGTTGGCGATCTGTGTACCGAGATCCGGTGCCGGTGCTGCAGCGGCCGCGGCGGGGGCGTGGCTGGCCGCGATCGCGCCGTCGATCGCGGCGCGGATCTTCTCGAACGCCGGCATCTGCTGCCTGGTGAACACCACGCTGTTCTCGTCCTGGACCGCGCTGCTGGTCTGACGCCCGAACCGCGCGCGTGCTTCGTTGCCGCCTGGGACGGTGAACTGGATGAAGCCATTCATAACCGGCCCCGCGGGCTTCCATTGCACCGCGGCGATCGAGTACAGAGGGATCCGCTTTTCGCCTTTGCCTGAGGTGGATCTGGCGAGAAATCCCTTGCGGGTGATGGTGACGAACTGGCCGTCGAACTCGATCTGGCCGCCGTGGCCCTTGGCTTCAATGACGTCTGGCATGTGTCGCTCCTGCTCGTCGGGTTGTGCGAAGTATCAGCCCTTTGCCGAAATTTAGCCCGGCGGCGTACCAGATCGCTAGAGCTCCGATGATCAACGAGAGGAAAACGGCTGCGGTGAACGAGCCAGCGGCCGGGCGCGGTGCGGGATTGTTGAAGGGCTGCGGTACTGGCTGGTCGACGGTGACGGTGGCTGGCGCGGTACTTCTCACCGGCGGCGTACTGACCGCTTCCGCTGCCGGCATTGTCGTGCCCGCGATGCCGATGGCGAGGAGCATTGTCACGACGATGACCCAGCATGTTGCTACTGCCGGCGGTTCAGAACCTCGACCAGGGCGACGAGCATGACCTGCTGGTCGGCGCTCAGTTGCGGCCAGCCGTCCTGCAAACGAGCTAGAAGCGGATCGGGCTCGCGGCGCGCCGATTGGCCTTGCACGATCCGGTCGACGGATTCGTCGCGCCAGCCCAGTGCGCCCTCGAGCTTGCCGATAGTTGTCGAGCGGTAGCGGTCTCTCTCGCCGGCCTCGATCGACCGAATGGTGCGCCTCGACAGGCCGGCCGCCTCGGCTAGATCGTCCACCGTCCACCGACGTCGAGCTCGGGCGGCAGCAACTCGCGACCCGAGCCGCTTCCAACCATCCACGCGGGCGAGTCAATCGGAAACGGCGCCGCATGGTGGGCAGGATCGCGATAAAGGGACCGGCTTGCCGATTTCGACGGCAACCAAATGCAACTAGGGTCATCTGACGATCCTTAGGTGTGGGCGCTCGACGACGCTTCCGGCGAAGTTCGCGAAGGTCTGCATCCGCTGGGCGGCGTCGCTCATGTCGTTCTGCACATAGATCTGTGTCGAGGCGAGGCTTTCGTGGCCGAGCAGCGCCTGGACTAGCAGCGGGTCTTTGGTGAGTTTTTGCACGTTGGTGGCGAACCAATGGCGCATCGAGTGCAGCGTGGTCTCGATGCCGAGCTCGCTGAGGTGGTTGTGGGAGTCGACGGACAGCCGGTTCGGGACTGTGTAGGGATGTCCGGTCGTGGTGGTCACGACCCAGCCGGTGCGCTTCATGGCGGCGATCTCCTCGAGCACCGGTGCGAGCAGTGGCACTGTCCGTTCGCGGCCGCCCTTGCCCTGGATCCACGCGGTGGCTCGCGGCCCGTAGCGGTCGATGTGCTGAGCCTGCAGCCGGCAGATTTCGCCGCAGCGCAGGCCGGCGAATGCGGCCAGCACGTAGGCGCGGCGAAGGCCTCCGACTGTGCAGGCGAAGATCGTGGTCAGGTCCTCTGTGGCGGTGGGGTGCGGGACGCCCTTAGGTACGTGCGGCCGCGGCAATCTCACAGTCGGGTCGACGGCGATGAACTCCGTGTCGAGCGCCCAGCCGTAGAAGGCGCGCATGTGCCGGGTGTAGATGTCGACGGTGGCTGGCGCTCGGTCGGCGAAGGTGGCCTGGAAGGCCAGCAGCTGCTCGCGACTGGCCTCGGTCAGGCTGGTCGGCGCGATGAACTTGGAGAGCCGGTAGAGCAGCTCGAGGCGCTTATCGATGGTTGCCTGGGACCGCTTGGCGATTCTCATCTCAGACCAGAATCGTTCGAGTATGTGTGCGTCTCCGATTGCCGACACCTCCACCCTGATTCCGTTCGGCGGAAGGTCGCTGCGGCTGAAGCTGCTGCGCCGGGGGGACCTAGGAAGTAACGAAGCTACAGTTAAGTGGTTACTAAGCGCTACCGATTCGGTCACTATCCGTTCACCACAGACAGTGCAGCCCTTGACTCGGGCTTTACGTCGCCCCCAGTGAATTCGGCGCTTCCGGCACCGTCGCCGCGGATCAGGGTCAGGAACGGCGGAACTAACGGTGCCGAAACTGAACCCGTACCTGAATCCCCCCCGGGCCGGTTTGGGCTGCCGGCGCTGAGGAACTGCACGACGTCGACCCGCAGATAGTCCGCGATCGCGAGCAGCTCGGCCGCGCCGAACGGGATCGTGCCGGCGAACCGCTGTTGCATCTTCTGCGGGTAGGTGTTGAACACGTCCCGCGCGATCCGGGTCTGCTTGACGTTCTGGCGCGCCATTTCGGCTCGCACCTCCGCTGCGATACGCGCGGACATCCCCGCGATATCGGGGAACTCGTATCCACCCTCGTGTGCTGTGCTCATGCGCACAAGGTATATGCCATGCCTGCATGTAGTCAAGATGCTGGGCACGTTCTTGTCCGTCTAGCAAGTCGTGGTCCATGAATGCTTGCATCTTTCCATCTGAGCATGTAGACCTTCCCTCATGACTCAAGCGTTGGATGAGCTAGTCGCAGGCGAGGTCCGAGCACAGATGGCACGACAGGGCCGCAAGCAGGCCGATCTCGCCCAGTACCTGGATGTCACCCAGTCGGCGATCAGTCGCCGTCTGGCGGGCAAACAGCCCTTCCCGTTGGCCGACCTCGCCGAGGTCGCCAGGTTTCTCGAGGTGCCGCTGGCGAGCCTGATCCCAGGTTCGGCCGGCGATGACGTGGCGGGCCAAGCCGTAGGTAACAGCGGGCAGCACTCGGTTTCATCGGCGCCGGTGGACGGCGACGCCGAAAGCAGAGAACGGCTGGACCGACCCGCGGCCCGCACTCGTCAGCAGGTGTCGGCATGACCGCCGCGAAGCTGCCGCCCGCCGCACAGGTCGATGAGTGCGACTGCGCAGAGGCGTGGTTGCGCCTCGATAGCTACGACCCGCACTGCGGGTTTCACGCCCGCTTCGCCAAGTGCCAGTACTGCGAGACGAAGGTCGACCCCGAGGTGTGCTGGGAGGTCTATGACACCCCGGTCGGCTCGTTCGAGATCCTCACCTGTGACGAGCACGAGCAGCGCCCTGAGCTGCTGCCCAAAGGGTGGGCCGACACGGTCCGCCTCTGTCTCGCCCAGCCCGTCGTACATGGCCAGGTGTCGGAATGACCGCCGCCGACGCGTACACGAGCGGCGACGAGGGGATGTCTCTGCCTACCGTGCCATCAGGGCCTGCTCAAGGCGCGGCACAGCCAGCCACCCCGTCGGCGCGGTTCCGTACAGCGGCGAATCGCATGGTGCGCGGCGCGCGCCGCGGCAAAAGGGTGGCTGCGCTGCTCGAGTGCATCGCCGACACCGACGGTGTCTACGTCCAGATCACCGCGGGCACCGCGGCTCGCGAGTTGCTCCTTGCGGCTCTGGCCGAGGTCGAGTCGGGACTGGCCGCGTTGAAGGAGCTACGCGACGAGGGCTTCGCCGGATATTCGACAGGCGAGCTGAAAGCCGGCGGCGCCGTGAACGTGCCGCTGCGCGGCGAAGAAATTGTCAGTGCACTCCGCGATCTAAAGGCGCGCGGTGGACGGGTGTCGGTGACGTGATGGCGATCGCGGTGCTGTTGATCCTGATCGCAATCTTCGTCTGCTGCGCGTACCAGTCGCTGGTGTCCGTCGAGCATCGCGCGGCGATAGCCGCAGCGATCGTTGCCTGGTGGGTCGCGCCGCGGCATCGCCCGCACACGCCGCACCGCCGAAGCCGCAACCTCTGATCTTCCCTTGCAAAGCAATGGGGCCGCCCCCTGTCACAGGTATCCGGCCCCACCACTTTCACCAACGTTTGAAGGGTATCCGATGAGACATCTCATCCTCGTGATTCTGGCGGCGTTCGCCGTACCGGCGCTGCTCGCCTGCAAGAGCGGCGGTCACCACGACCGCCATCCGCACCCGGTCTCGACTCACACGAAGGCGAGCAAGCCATGCCCAACGCCGACCAGCGCAACACCGTCATCGCCGACGGTCGCAACGTCAATCCCCCGGGTCTCTACCAGCCCGGCATCGACCCCGTCGACGTCTACCAGCCCGGCATCCCCGACGCCGAGCTCGTCGTCCCGGTCGTCGACGCCATCCTCGACTTCACCCGCGCCGCCGAGTGTCTCCACGAGCGTTGCCCGGCCTTCTGTCCATGCATCGCCGACTACCCCCGGATCCACGCACCCGGCTAGGAGCGGCGTGTCGTTGGCGCCCCGGCGCCTGGTGGCCGTCTCGCCGGGATCGATTAGACCGCCGTCGGCAACACCAACCATTCCACCGGCCCGGGCGCAGCTCGCCTCGACCGGTTCACCCGAACGCCAACTCGGCCTGATCGCGCTCGCGCTGGCCGCGGCCGGCATCGCGCTGCTCGCCCTGGCCCACTACCTCGGAAAGGCACCTCAGTCATGACTACGACGAAGCCCGATCTGGAAACCCTGCACCTGGGCAACGGCTCTCATCCGACCCGCGAGGCGGGTGTGTGCTTCAACGAGGCTGCCGCGTGGCTGGCCGGCGAACCGCACTCTGATCACCCTGCGTGTGTCGCGCCTTATCTCCGCAGCTACGGGATGCGACTCAACGACCGAGCGGACGACGAGCGGCGGCAGGACCTGAAGAGGTTCATCCCGCTGGTGATCGGCACCGCCGGCGACGGCCTGGACGACCGGCGGCGTTGGCTGGCCACCGATCGGGTACTGCGGGTGTTGCTGCCCAAGTGGCTCGATCGCGCAGGTGCAGCGGATCGTGCGGGCCAGCTGCGCGCGCTGGCGCCGATCACCAGCCACGACACCTGGTACCCGAATGCACAGCTCGTCCGGACGATCCGCGACGAGATGTGGGCACTGCGAAGCCAGCGGTACGGAGTGATCCGCGCGGCGGTGCTCGAGGCGGTAAAGAACAAGTTTGCCGATGCCGCTGCCGTTGCCGCTGCCGCTGCCGCTGCCGTTGCCGTTGCCGTTGCCGCTGCCGCTGCCGCTGCCGCTGACGATGCCGCTGCCGATGCCGCTGCCGTTGCCGCTGCCGCTGCCGCTGCCGTTGCCGTTGCCGTTGCCGTTGCCGTTGCCGCTGCCGCTGCCGCTGCCGCTGACGATGCCGCTGCCGCTGCCGCTGCCGCTGACGATGCCGCTGCCGCTGACGATGCCGCTGCCGCTGCCGCTGCCGCTGCCGATGCCGCTGCCGCTGCCGCTGCCGCTGCCGCTGCCGCTGCCGCTGCCGTTGCCGCTGCCGCTGCCGTTGCCGATGCCGCTGCCGCTGCCGTTGCCGATGCCGCTGCCGATTACAGCTACGGGTCTGAAGGCTATTGGGCGGTCCGCTCCGCGGTGTACGACAAGATGCGCCCGATCTACAACGAGCGTTACGCGGCCTTCACGGGTGAGGGCTGGGCAGACGCGCTCGCTCTGTATGAGGATCTGCTCGATCCGGCTCCTGCGCCATGACAGCGATTGAGAGCCGGTTCAAGGCGCAGGAGCTCGACGAGTACTCCGACCGGAGTGAGTGGTTCGTGCCGCCGCCGGCGGAGGAGTTCCCGCTGGTGGTCGCGATGCTCGCGCGTCTGCGCACGGCCGCGGCGAAGCGGATCCCGGATCCGTTCGGCCTGGACTACACCGAGGAGGCCTACTTCGAGGGCTGCGCCTATGTCACCGAGGTCGCGGACCTGACCCGGCTGGCGATCGAGCTCGGCTGGGAGGACGCGGTACGCGAGGCGTCTGAGGCTTTGTGGGTTCGGGTGATCTGCGAATGAGCCGGATCGCCGCGGTGCTACGGCTCGAGGAGCAGACGGCCTGGACCAACATCGACGACGAGGGCGCGAACGCCGTGGTGTACGTCGGCGTGATCGGCGCGCCGGATCTGTCGATCGTCTCGACGTCGCCGTGGAAGATGCGCGAGCTGGCTGAGCAGTTGATCAAGGGTGCGCTGCTGCTCGACTCGCGCCGCGAAGCGATCGGCCTGTCCTCTGGCGCCGGGTCGTGAACGGCGTGGCCCGCCGGGTGCAGTGGACTGAGTTCGATCGGCGCAACGCTCCGCGCTGGGGTGTGGATCTCGACGCTGAGGCGCCGGCCGGCTGCGATCCCGGCCGCCGGCTTATCCGGTGGACGCCGCGAGCTTGCCGCATCGGCACCTTTTTCCTGATGCTGGCCATGATCGTCGCCTTCTACGCGCTGCTCATCTTCTGCCTGTGGCTGGCGACCTATCACCGCGGGTGGACGCTGCCGTTCTCGATCGCCATTGTCCTGACGTTCGCCACCGTGGCGATCGCCTCGCGGCTCCGCGGTCGTGCCAGGTGACGGTTGCGATGGCGATCAGGCCGACCCCGTCGTTCTACGACGGCTCCCCCGAGCGGCACACCGTCACGTGCCCCGACTGCGGCCACCCAGCCGACGCGCTGATCGGCAACCACGGCGGCCCGGAGGTGTGCGCCGCGGCGCGCATCATCGACGGCCAGCTCGTCGTGCTGCGCGACGAGCTGAACCTGGCCCGGGCCGGCGAGATCATCCGCCACGTCGCCAGCGAGCGCCGGCAGTTCAGCTCGAACTCGACCCGCACCGCGATGGACGCCGAGAACATCCCGAACACCCTGCGCGCGAAGGCGTTCAAGGCCGCGATCGCCGACGGGGTGATGACCCCGATCGGGCACGTGCCCTCGACGGAGAAGCCGTCCCAGCATTACCGCGGCGGCGGCGTGGTGCGCCTGTACCGGTCAGAGATCTATGTCGGCGCGAAGCCGGTGCGGCGATGAAGCGTGCACTGCTGACGCTCGAGGAGCTCACGCTCAGCCTTGGCATGGCCGTAGACATGCACGAGTGCACGACGGTGGGCGTCCGCGCGATCGAGGCGGGCCTCGCCTCGCAGCTGATGACCTGCGACCGCTGCTGGCCCGGCAAGGAGATCACGCTGCAGCGTCTCATCGGCCACGTCCGCGCCCTTATCGACGTGACCGGCACGGCCGTGCATACGCCGGACGACTTCATGCAGGTAACCACCGTCAACGAAAGGCGGCGATGAACGATGCTGCCGCAGCCACCGAACCACGTACGGACCGTCGAGGCCGGCCTCGAGCTGGCGCTGCTGATCGCCAAGGGCCGCGACGGAATCCCGCTCGACACGCACGCCCTGATCGGCACCGCGCACCAGGTGCTCCGCGCCGCCCACGGCGACCCGATCGACGCGCTGATCAGCCTCGCGTCCCTCATCAGCGTCGACGGCCAAGTCCTGCACTGGCCGGCCGCCAACGTCACACCAATCACCGAACGCCCGGCACTGAGGAGCATCTGATGGACTACCAGGAAATCGAGATCGGCCTGATCCACGCGCACAAGTCCAACCCGCGGCACGACCTCGGCTCGGTCACCGAGCTCGCCGCCTCGATCAAGGCCCAGGGCCTCATCGAGCCGCTCATCGTCGCACCGTCGGGTGATGACTTCGGCTTCGTGCTGATCGCCGGCCACCGCCGCCTCGAGGCCGGCCGCAAGGCCAAGCTCACAATGCTCCCGTGCATCGTTCGTGCCGATCTGACCGGTGACGCTGAGCAGCTCGAGGCGATGCTGGTGGAGAACCTGCAGCGCACGAACCTGACCGCCGTCGAGGAGGCCGAGGGATACCAGGCGCTGCTCGAGTTCCCCGACTACACGATCCAGCGCATCACCAAGGCCACCGGCCGGTCCGCTAAGACCGTCAAGCAGCGGCTGCAGATCGCCGAGCTGCCCGCCGATGCGAAGGAACGGATCCACACCGGCCAGCTCACCCTGGCTGACGCGCTGAAGATCACCGAGTTCGCGGACGAGCCTGAGATGTTCAGTCGCCTGGCCAAGGCCGTCGGCACACCGAACTTCAGCTACGCCCTATCAGATGCCAAGCGCCGTAACGCGAAGATTGCCGCGGCGGTGGAAGCCGGCGCGGAGGTCCTCACCACCGGCGTCGACTTGACCAAGGCCTACCCGAACGCGGTGCAAGCGCCCTGGTCGACCGAGCCCGGCCCGGGCATGGTCCTGGTGTACCCGCTGGCGTCATATGGCGGCACGCTGTACTACATCGACCCGCCGGCCGAGGAGCAGAAGCCCGAGCCGCCTGCCGGCAACCCGAACGCCGGCGGATCGATGGTCGAGAAGTCGAAGCGGAAGGACGAGTTCTCCGAGCAGCAGCGCCGGCATGAGCAGCTGCAGACGGCACGGGCCACACGCATCGCCTACCTGGCCTCGGTGATTCACGGCGAGCAGGCACCGGAGCAACGCCTCGATAAGGCCGCCGAATCGATGATGCGCTGGCTCATCAAAGCCCAATTCGGGGTATACGGCTACGACGTAGAAGACGTCACGCTCCTCGACGTCGAAGCACACAACGAAAAGACGCTGGCCTGGATGAACGAGGCCGTCGATGCGCTCGACCTCCCGCACCTGGTGTACACCGCCGCTGCGATGTTCGCCCTCGCCTGGCCGGATCGTCAGCTTCAGAGAACCTGGACCGACCTCGAAGAGCCAGCCAAGGACTGGCTGTTCCAACTCCGCGAGGTATGGGGCTACCAGTGGTCCGACGTCGAGCTCGAGGAGCTCAAGAAAGCCGAAGCCGCTGAGGAACCGATCGCGGGTTGCGAATCATGACCGCCGGCAACGACGGCGCGAGCCCGGCCGAAGCCGTTCCTGAGGACGGCGTCAAGAAAATCAAAGTCGACTTGATCGACGACGGCATCCTATGGCTGATCAACCGCACCGTGTTTCACCCGCGTGGCTTCGCGCTCGCCTATGACCGTGCATCCTCCGAGTTCATCCTGTGGGGCAACGGTGACGAGCCGTGGGAGTTCAGCGGGGAGACGGAGAACGGGAAGTTCAACGCCGTCGAGGCAAAGCTGCGCGAGGCCACAGTCACCCCGCCCGCCGGTGTCGACTCATGACTACCAGCGCACCCGTCGACATGGACCTGTCGGCGCTCAACGCGACTGCTCACGCGAACTACCGCGGCGACCGCCGGCAGGCGCTGGGCCAGGTCGTAGGCCCGACGACCTACGGCCACCACATGGTCGTCGTCGACGCGGCTTACGACCCGGCGACTGACCGGACCCGGCTCGGGTTCGTCAACGTGCTCAAGGCGATTCAGGACTCAGCAACACCGAAGGAGCGACCATGAAGTTGCGCGCCGCGCTACCCAAGGGAGACGGCAACGGCCTGACCGTGATCTCCCGGCCGCTGATCGACCGCCCGGATCAGGTGCACGTCGTGATCGCCCTGGTCAAGACGGAGAAGCTGACGACCAACGTCGCCGATGGGCAGGTCGAGGCGACGCTGGCGATCCGCGGACTCGAGGTCGTGACCGACGAGGATCAGGCGGCCGCGTTCCGGCTGCTCGAACGGTCCCTGGAGCGGCGCACCGGCCAGACGATGCTGCCCCTGGAACTCGAGGACGACATCCGCGCCGCGTTCTCCGAGGTTGACATCGACGCACTGATGGACAGCCCCGACGATGGGAGCGAGTCGTGACCACCACAGTCGACGGCGTCAATGTCGCGTTGGCGGCCAAGGTGCTGCGTTCGCTGGCCGCCGGCCGCACGCACCGGTTCGTCGCCGCTGACTGCCACATCGCCGTCGACCTGGTCGAGACGATCGAGGAGTTCTACTGCAGCGAGACCGATGGCGACTCGGTAGTGCTCGAGCAGACGATCGTCGATCTCGAACGCACGGTCGCGCTAGGCCGCGGCCAGCTGCTCGTCGACTTCGACCTGACCGGCGAGGACGAGCGACGCCCTGAAGCGGTCGTGGCCATGAGGTGTCGAAACTGTGGCTGCACCAGCGCGACCCTCGCAACGAACCTCTACCACTGGGTCGAGCCGGATCTCTGCTCGGGATGCGTCCAGCCCACAGCAGAAGTCGCCACCCATGAGATACGGGATATTTTGCTGCGTAACGCGATTCCCGTTACGCCCGAGCCGGTAGAGACCCGGCCGGCGCCGTTCGTGCGGGCCGTTCCGTGCTCGCTGCTGTTCGTCGACCACTCATATCAGCGTGCCGCTGACGAGCGGCGGCTGCGGAAGATGATCGCCGAGTTCGACGAGACGCGTCTGGGCGTGCTCGAGGTGTCCGACCGCGGCGACGGCAAGTACGCAGTCGTCGAGGGCCAGCATCGGTGGCTGGCCGCCCGGGAGGCGATGGCCACTGACACCGCCCCCGATCCGTACCTGGTTTGCCAGGTGCACCGGGGCCTGGACCTGCAGGCCGAGGCGGCGCTGTTCTACGAGATCGACCGCGGCCGCAAACCGCTGTCCGGCTGGGACCGGTGGAAAGCACGTGTCGCATCCGGTGACGAGGCCGCGGTCGCGATCGAGGCCACCATCGCCGCGTTCGGGTTCAAGATCGACCCGGCCCCGCGGGACGGCTCGATCGGAGCGACGGGCGCGCTCGAGCGGATCGTCGACCTCGGCGACCTGAAGCTGCTCGCCGACACGCTCTCGGTCATCAGCAGCTCCTACGGCAAGGCTCGCGACGGCGTCGACGGCCACCTCCTGCACGGCCTGGCGCTCGTGCTGTGGAACTACGACCTCGACGTCGAGCTGTCAGTCGACAAGCTCGTTCTCGCGATGCAGTCCACGCCACCACGCAATATCAAGGCCCGGGCGCAGGCGCTGAAGGAAGGGCATCGGGCCGAGATCCCGCGGCTAGCCGCCGCGGTCATCGTCGATCGTTACAACGCCCAGCCAGGACGTGGTGTCGAGCCGCTTCTCGAGCGGCTGCCGGCTTCGTCGAGAATCAGCGGCCCGAACGGACGTAAGACGGCCGAGCTTGCGCGGATCCGTCGGTGGGCCGCGCGTCATGGCTTCCCCGCAGCCGGCCACGACGGCGGCATACCCACCGCGACGATCGCCGCCTACAAGCAAGGCGAAGGCGCCACGCGACTCACCGTGGTCGGCCGATGAGCGATCGCCGCAAGCCGCCGATCCTCCGCCAAGGCGGACTGACCGGCCGCGTCTACGTCATCACCGCCTACACCGTCGAATACGGGCCGAACGGCGAACACCTCAGCGAGACCGCGCGGACCAAATTCGACGTCACCGAGCAGTACCTGGCGATCGCCGGCGACGAACGGAGCAGGGCCATCGATGAGGTCCTCGCGGCGATCGACGAGATCCCGCCCGGCAGCTACGCCGACGACCCCGCATACCTGACCGGCATTAGCCGCGCCTATCAAGCCGCCGCAAACCTGCGAGCGCGTTTGTGACCGCCGCATGTTGGAACTGCGGCCACCAGCATGAGGAGGCCGTCGAAGGCGGGCCCGCTGGTCAGCGCCGCACCGACTATGAGCCGCGCCCAGGTGAGCCGGCCGTCTGTCTGAGCTGCTGCGGCCTCGCCATTTTCACCGGCGATGGCCTCGATACCCGCAAGCCCACCGAGGCCGAGTTCGAGCAGCTCAAGCAGCTCCCCGAGGTCGTCAGCACCGTGGCGCTCGTGTACCGGGCACGCCTTGCGCGACGTCGATCAAAGGCGCGATGGAACTGACCGACCTGACGACAGCAGCCCCGACGAGCCTGATGGGTGGATCTCAGACGTGCCGTTCTTCCTGGTGGATGACCAGCTACAGGTCAACCAGAAACCGACCGCCCTCATCGAGCTCGAGGGCGCGAACGGCGCGGCCGCGTTGGGCCTGTGGACGATGGCCGGATCGCTGAGCCAGGCCAAGGGCTCCGACGGAGTGCTGAGCATCGGCGACCTCATCCGCCTGCTGCTCGACCGGCGGCTGGCGTTGAAGCTGGCCAATTTGCTCGTCAAGCACTCGCTCTGGCACGGCCCCGATCATGACTGCGGAAAATGCCCGCCCGTCGAGGCGGGCACATTCCTGTTCCACGACTGGTTCGGCATGGGCTATGACCCGGGCGTGAAGGTGACCGCGACCCGCGATCGCCGCAAAGAGCTGAAGAAGGCCGACATCATCGAGGCGGTCTGGCTGCGCGATCAGGGCATCTGCCGCTACTGCGGTCACCAGATGAGCCGCGGCGACAAGCGATCAGACCGCCGGCCAACCCTGGATCACGTCATTCCCGGTCTCGCTCGAGGTGTCACCAACCTCGTGCTGGCCTGCCTGAAGTGCAACCAAAAGAAGGGCCAACGCACACCCGAACAGGCCGGAATGGTGCTGCTGCCGCCACCTGGTCAACCTGACAGCCCAGCAGAAACGGGCCCTGCAGCGCCCGATCAAAATCAAAACCAGATCACCAATCAAACAGATCCAGCGTCAGATCCGACGCTGATTCCGGCTATCCCCCATAAGGGCAAGGTAAGGGAAAGGTCAGGTCCGGGTTCTGGTCGAGGTGACGGTCTAGGTCACGTCCGGGACGGACCCGCTGGTCACGCACCAGATCCCGGCACGCCCGGCCGCTTCGGATCGCCGTGGGCCAACTGGACCGGTCCGCCCGCTGATCCGACGTTGTCCGTCTGTCCGTACCACGGCCTTCATCAGCCATGCCGAAAATGCGCTGATGCCACCTACGCATCGGAGCTCAATCCATGACCCGCAACCAGGCCGTCGCTTCGACGTCGGCCAAAGACCAGGAGGAGGTCACGGCCGATGCGATGGAGCTGCTCGCGTTGCAGCGTGTCCTCGCGGCCGCGCTCGCACGTGACAGCGCCGGTCCGTCCGCCGGCAAGGCCGAGCGTCATGGCAGCGGCGGGGCGAAGGGCTCGGCGGCGAGCATCAATCTCGAGGTGCTCGAGGTGGCCGTCGTGCTTGAGACAGGCATCGATCAATTCGCGGCTGAGGCCGTGCGGATCCTGAATCTCGATCGCCGGCCTCGCACTGTGTTCAGCGTGATCGTCGCGATTCCGGATTGGCACCGGGCTCTGGTCGCGGCTGGCCAGCCGTTGGCCCGGCATCTACGTGGTGACCTCGAGAAGTGGCTGCGCATGACGCGCCGCGCTGTCGGCCTGCAGCGCCGGGACATCGTGTTGCGGTCGCTGTGTCCCGATCACCGCGGCATGTCCGGCCCGCTCTGCGCCGGCGAGTGCACACACACCTCGTGTGTGCAGATCGCCGCGTCGCGCAAGCCGACCAATCTGCGCCAGCTCGGCGAGCAGGCCGCGATCGCCGAGTCGCTCGCTGCCGGCCCGCCGCGTGATGGCCGGTTGTCGTTCGGTCCCACGTGCGCCGTGGCATGCACACATCTGTCGTGTGAGTGGATCCGCGAGCGCCGCTTGGTGCTGCCCGATCCGCCATCACCAGCTCGTCGACGTCGACGTCGACGTCCGCAACCGTCCGCGTCGGATTGGGTGGTGCGCGTCGGCGAAACGGTGTGGGAATCACAGTCGGCCGAGCCTGCGTTCACCTGGTCGGCCACCGCCGTCATCCACTGCCCGCACTGCCGGCGCCGCTGGGCAACCGTCGTCGAGCGTCGGCTCCTGGCCCGCGAGCTCGCCACCGCAGGCGACGACCGCTCCACCGTCGAGAGGATGCTCGCATGAGCGTGCGAATCACCGTCACAGCGAGCAAGCTCAGCCTCGATGTGACGTTAGGCAAACGCGAAGCGCCAGCCACTACGGACTCGACACCCGCAGAGCCAGCTAGCCATCTCGGCGCCGTGACTCAAACCGCGCCAAGGGAATACGCGATGTCCCGGCGCGAAGGCGCCAAAGCGTTCGGCTTCGAGACGTGACCTCAGGTAGCGAGAACAGACGCCGACAGCGCGTGATCCTCGTGCGCGTGACTGATCAGGAATTAGCGACGATCAGACAGGTGGCTGCTCAGCGCGGCGTGAGCGCTGCCGGCCTGCTGCGATCCAGCGCGTTAGCGGATGCCGTTACCTGGGCGATGGCCTTCGATGCGGTCCCGGGTCTCATTGCCGCAGGTGTTGCATGTCCAGATCCGGCCGCTCACGCCGCCGGTGGATGAGTTGGTGAACGATCCGCGCGGCCGCCAGTCAGCGCCGCACTTCGGGCAAGCGAGGGGCGTGACTTCCGCCCACGTTCCGTCTGGTCGCTGTCTCAGTTCGGCCATGACCGTCAGGCTAGTCGCGTGCCCGAGCTAGCTCCTGTGTTGCTCGACGGGCCCGCTATCGCCGCGGCGTTGGGCCTGAACCCTGGCACGATCCGCAACTGGGCAACGGCCGGCGAGATCGATCGCCGCGGTCATGATGAGATGGGTCGCACACTCTACGATCTGGACCAAGTAGAGCAGCGGATGAAACGCGCACCGCGTCGCTGATGTGTCACAATGACAGCTGATTGCAGTACCACAGTTATGCCCGAAGGACCGACGAGCTTCAATCTCGCCGGTCCTTTGTCGTCGATGGGAGTTGCCATCGATGCCTGAGTTCCTATCCGTGCACGACCTGCGCCAGCGCAAGCGCCAGATCCTGGCCGTCGCCACGCACTGCGCGCTGTGTCGGGAGCCGCTGCAATTCGATGCGCCACCGCGATCACCGATGTCGCCATCGGTCGACCACAAGGTTGCACGCGAGCTCGGCGGCGATGACAGCTGGCAGAACTTGCAGCCAGCACACTTCGGCTGCAACGGACGCAAGGGTTACCGACCGGTCGCTGTCCTCAAGACCTGCCGAGCATGGTGAGACCCGGGGGCGGGTAAAAGTCTGGCCAGATCGGCCAAATGGACCGA